GTCCCGGCAAAGAGGACAAATTCATTGAATCGCTCCGCGAGCAACGTAAGGTAGTGCGAAAAAATCTACATCGGGTAGAGTGAACGCGCCCACGGTGGGCGAGGAGGCGGCGGCATGGCATACGTAAATGTGGGTGACGGGCGAAAGCACAACTTGACCGCCGTCAGTGATTCTGTGCAATTCGGTGAGTGGCCGGCGGGCACCGGGATCAAGATGACGCAGGCCGGCCAGCTTTGGCAGGTGACGTTGATCAACAAATCGAACGCCGCGGTCACGGTTTCGATTTTCGGGGTGGACGGCGACGTCGACCTGAACCTCGACGGAGCCGGATCGTTCACGGGAATCGTGGTTCCGGTGAGTGCCTACGGTGCATACTACCAAGTGATCTGGTACGGGCCGGCGGTGAAGGTCATCGTGACGAATGACGGCGGTGGCAACCTCGGCGCGGGTAACCCGCTCACGGTGAAGTGTCGCACCGGGCTGATGACGAACACCACGAGCGGCTGGGAGAACGTGTCGGCATGAGCGGCAACTTCGTACCGACGAACGCGCAGCCGGTCGTCCCGGTCATCAACACGCCAGAGGCGCACGTCATTGCCAACGCAGCGGTGGACCCTAGCATCGCTTCACAGGGATGGTTCGAGACCTACCAGAGCGACGGCGCGGCGGTCATCAATTATTGGGCGATTCGGAACGTCGCTGGCCAGCTTGAATACTGGCACGGGGACGGCGCGACCGGGGCGGCCGCAAAAGCCGCCGCGACGCGGTGGGGTTACTTCGACCCGGCGCTTGGGAAAATCGTTGCGCCGATCATTTCGGTGAACCAACTCCAAGCGGACACGATCCCGTTCACGTCGAGCGACGACCTGCCATACCTCGGACCGTCGATTGTCCCGGTCGATTGCACGACCGGGTTCATCACGATCAACCTGCCGGCTGCGTCGTCGTGCAAGGGCAGCATCTTCGTATTCACCAAAACGGATTTCACTGCGAACGCCTTTCAGTGCTTCCCAAACGGTGGCGATACGGTCAACAGCATCGGCGCGGCATCGGTGGTCTACGGTCACGGTTCATCGCTGATCCTCGTGAGTGACGGGATTTCCAACTGGCTTCAACTCGGGCCGGTGTGGTCCAACGACATCACGATGGACGGGTTCCCGACCAAGACCGGGTTCACCAGCATAGACGACGGGGACAACTCAGTCGCGGTGACGTTCGGTACGCCGTACCCGGATGCGGACTACCAAGTGGTCGCGTGGTACGCAAACAATTTGCAGAACACGGTGCTGACCGTGTTGCAGACCAACAAGGTCAACGACCACTTCATCATCACGGCCGCCGCGAACATGGTCGGCGCGACGAACATCGGGTGGACTGCCCGGTGGTACTACGACTAGGAGGGATTCATGCCACCGAAAAAGGCGCCGGCCACCCCGGCAGGAAATGACTACGCGTGGGCGCTCGCTGAATTGAAAGCTGGCCGGTCGGTGAAGCGCCCGGTGTGGACCGGCTTGTCCGTGTCGCTCACCGGGACTAAGTTCACGCTGACCGGCCCGAAGGGCGCTCATGCGTGGGTGCCGTCGCATGACGATCAACTCGCAACGGATTGGACTGGCGGGTGAAAGGACACATTCTGTGCAGACAGAAAGCAGCACCGAATTTCGGTTGAGCGAGCACGAGCGTCGCATCGACCTTATCGAATCAACCGTGCGCGAAATGTCATCGGCGCTGACGACGCATCGCATCGACACGCACCGCGACATCGCGCAGGTGTCGAGCAAGATCGATCAGGTGAGCGCGAGTTTGAGAACCCTCGGGTGGGTTGCGGCGCTCATTGGGCCGGTTCTGGCAAGCCTCATCGGATTCGCAGCATCGAGGATTTTCGGAGGTCACTGATGAAGCCCTGGTACGAGTCAAAGACGGTGTGGGTGGCGCTTCTCGGCGTCATCATCGCGATTGCGGACTACGCGACCGACTGGCACTTGCCGCCGGGCGTGTACGCTGGACTCATGGCGGCAGCGGGCGTTGCGCGTACGATTCGGTCGAACTTGACTGCGACGGACGCCAAGCCGCCCATCGGCCCCGGAACGATTCTCGCGTTGGGGCTCATCATCGCGAGCATGACCGGATGCGCCGCGACGTGGCCGGCGGCGTGCCCGCTTGTCAAGGCTGACAGCGGGTATACGCACGCGTGCAAGTGCGCGGAGTACAAGATCGCACTCGACGACAAGGCGAAGCTCGGCACGCAGTCGTGCGACGGGGCAAGCATCCCGGTGCGCGTGACGTACGAAAAGGCCGTAACCCCATAGGAGAACGAAATGCAGTATTTTGATTTTAGATCAGACGCCCCCACGCAGGTATACAATCAGTTGCCAGCTGCTGTTCGCAACGGTCACTTCGGCTGGGCGCTTGCCCAACTCCGCGCGGGAAATGCGGTCCAACGTGCCGGATGGAACGGGAAGGGAATGTTCTTGTTCTTTGTCTCAGGCTCGACGTTCAATGTTGCCGAAGGGCGACCGATGGCGGCGCACTTCCCGGTCGGAACAGAGGTCAAGTACCACGCACACATCGACATGAAAACGGCGCAAGGCGACGTGGTGCCGTGGCTCGCGTCGCAGACCGACATTCTGGCCGACGATTGGCAGGCGTACCCGGCCGAGAAAGCCGAATTGACGCCGTGACTTTCTCCGACGCCGTTCTGTGCGTGCGCCTGTTCGTGCTGCTTTGGGCGGATCGGTGGCTATGATCGATGCAACCGTGTTCGTCGTGCTCGCGCGACGGTGGGGCGACGCGGAAAAACACGCCTACATCGTCGGGGCGTACCGCGACATAGCAGCGGCCATGCACGCGTGCGACGAGGAGTCGTTCTCACGCGACGGCAAATACACGTGCGAGGTTTATGCCGCGCCGGTCCTCACCGCGTGGGAAGATTCTGACGAACTGCCGACCGTGGTGCACACGGGCGACGGGCGGAAGGCGTGACGTGTGGCGCTGCCCCCGGTGCGCGTACGTGTGGCCGGTGGCGCAACGCAGTTGCATGGGGTGCAAAGTGAGTGACGCAACCGAAATCGTGACGCAGGGTGTCCAAATTGCGACCGACGTGGAAGCCGCCGTCAAAGCGCTGGTCGCCGGGCGTTTACCCGGAGGGCTCGACGTGATTGCGGGCGAGTTGGCCGCGCTCATTGAGGCGATCAAGGCCGCGTGCCACCGCGACGCGGGCGCGGACGTGACGGCGGGGACGCTGCGGATCGTGCGCTCGTGACGTACCTGCTTGCCATCGCCCTGGCCCCGCTGGTAACCGTGATCGGGTTTCTTGTCCTGCTGTTCGACGTTGCGTTGCTGTGACCCCAGCCCGCCACCGCGCGCTCATCGAGGGATTGATCCTCGCCATGCACCCCGGGCTAATGCCCGTCGCCGAGGACGTGCACTCGATTGCACAACAGGTGCTCGCGTTCCCGTCGCCGCGCGAACTGATCGCGCTGCTCACCGAGGCCGTTCGGCTCGCCGAGATCGGGCGCCGGCACGATGCGGGGCACCGTGGTGACGTTTGACCGTGTGGTTTACGTCGCGGCGGTTGCGCTCGGGGCGGGCGTCCTGGTGGACGCGTTGCTCACGATGGCGGTGTTCGGCTGGTAGGCGCGGGTTGGGCTTAAATAAGAATTAGCCATGATTACCGACGATTGTGCGACGCGGCGGTATCCCAAGAGCATAGCGATTAAATGGAGGCTTCCGTGAGTGACCTGATTCGCGGCGCGTGGGTGGGCCACGCGCTGCAAAGCAACCCAGCCGAGATCATCCGGCGCGCGACCATCGCGAAGTTGAATCGCCTGTGCATCGTGTGCAACGACGCCAGCGACCAAGCGAGCGGGCCGGCGGCGTTCAAGCCGTACAACACGGACTTCACTGCGCTCAGCGCGCAGCTCCGCGCCGTGGGCTTCGCGGTGGACGCGATGCTTTGGCTTGTCGCAGATGCGGGCTACATCGCGGCCATGAACGCGTTTGACGCGACGTGGGCTGACCGCAAGTGTCTCGACGTCGAGGAACCCTGGGTCAAGCGCGACCCGTCGCACCGCCACGACACCTACGAGTCGCTCGCGGCGCAGGTTGCCGGTCCGTACGTCGCGACCGCCATCGCCTACACGGACTTCGCCAAGGCCGGCGCATTGACGCCAGTTGCGTGGCTTCCGCAGGTGTACTGCACTCAGACCGCAGCCGAAAAATGGGGCGTCAACCCGCGCACGTCGCCGACAACGGCCGTTGCGCGCTACCGGCAGCACTTCCCGGACGCGCCCATCGAATGCGCCCATGCGGCGTACGACGTGGCGCCGGGCACCATCGCTGCCGCGGTCAATGCGGCGGGTCCGTACGTGGCCGGGCACTGGTGGTGGAGCTTGGGGCAGGCGAGCGAGGCCGTGTTGCGGGAGATCGGGGCGACGGCCTAGACCGGCGACCTATTGCCGGTCCATCATCGTCGCCTGTAGCGTCCGAACGTCCTGCTGAAACGTGCGCATCTTGTGCCTCAGTCCATCCCACGCCGGCCGTTCGTAGTCCGTCACCGGGATGTGGACGTTCAACCGGCCGACGCGGCCGAATCGGTGCGAGCGACGCACGGCCTGATAGAACTGCTCGAAGCTGAACGTGTACCCGGAATAGAGCATGTCAGTCGCTTCCGGGATGTTCACGCCGAATCCGAGCACCTTCGGTTTGCTGATCAGGTGCGTCACGCGTCCGGCGCGGAAGTCGTCAATCTTCTCGACCCGTTCTTCCACGGGCGTTTTCCCACTGACGACGTGACCGCCCAACGCCTCGTAGAACGCATCTTCTTCCGTGTTTCGCGAGCACCACACAATCGACCGCTTGCCCGTGACCGACGCGACTGCGTCCGCGAACCTGGGCTGCGAGCGGTCAGACCGCATCACACCGAACACCTTTTGCGACTCGCCCAACCCAAGCTGCGACGCGAACAGGGTGCCGTCCTGCTTGTAGTCGGGTGCCGACGTTTCGTGAACGATGTAGTTCGGATCGTCGGTCAATTCCGCTTGGCAATCGGTGAACCCCAACGATGACGGGCTCTGAATGTAGCACGCCCACGTGCGCAGGTGCCGGTAGAACGCGTCGCGAGCGTGGCCCTTCATGCGCCAGTCGGGACCGTCCTTCCGGAAAAACTGGCCGTAGAACTCGTTCAACGTTGTTGCGGTGCCGAGCCACACCGCTTGCGTGGCGTACTCCGCAAGTTCGTTCGGGGACGGGGTTGCGGACAACGCGAGCCGGTATTCGCACCTGCTTGCAAGCATTGTCAGCCACTTGCGGATCTCGCCAGTCGCGTTCTTCAACACGCTGGCCTCGTCCAGTACGATGCCCGCATACTTGCCGAGTTCGGACGGGTCGCGCATGGACTCCCAGTTGAGCACGGCAACATCCGTGGTCCACGGCTCATGGCGAAGATTCGACGGTCGGTATCCGTGGAATTTCGCGCAGTCGCGCATCGCATCTTCCATGACCGCCAGCGGGCACAGGTACAACACGCGGCCGACGTGCGCGGCGACCTCGTGCGCCCACGCGAGCGCGATCGGCGTCTTGCCGAGCCCGCAATCCAGGTAGGCGGCGAACCGTCGCCGGTCGAGTGCCATGTTCGCTACGAACCGCTGGTAGTCAAACAAGTGTGACGCGGTCGCGGTCATCGGCTTTGCATCTTGGGCACGAAACACCGCATTGTAGCTGAATCGGTCCGTGTGCACCGTGTCGCCGATGACGCGGTACGACGGCAGCGACTTGCACTTCAAGAATGTGGCGTAGCCATCGAGTGTGTTCGCGATCGGGATGGTCACGTCAAACATCGGACTTCACCTGCTGAAAGGTCATCGCCGACGACGCGCCGAACAAGTCGCCTTGTGAGTCGTGTTCATGTCGGCGCCGAATGGCGTCACTCAGGTTGATTTTGGCTCGGTCGAAGTAGGCCCGTTTCAGTTCGGTCCCGACGAACCGGCGCCCGAACGTCAGCGCAACGTGGCCCTCGCTCCCGATGCCCGCGAACGGCGAGAACACCGTTTCGCCGGGGTTGCTCCACAACTTCACGCACCGCTCGATGAGGTCCAGTTGCAGCGGGCACAGGTGGCGCTCGTCGGAATCCTCCCGCGCGATGGCGACGTTCAGCGTGTTCGTTTCCTTGATGCTGGTCCACACCGGGGACGCCCATTCAATCCAGTCGTTGCGGGTCAATTCGCCGCGTTCGACAGGCTTGCACGGGGTCGCATTCTCGCCCGGTGCCTTGAAGATCATGACGTAGTCGGCGAGCGCCGGCCGATTGATGATGCTGTCTTTTTCGAGCGACGTGAACATGAGCGCGTGCGCTTTGTTTTTGATCGCCTGCGCCTGCGGGTTTTTCCACACGGTCACTTCGCCGTAGTAGTGAAACCCGGCCGCCACGTACTGCGCGATCATTTGTCCCCGCATGTCCCACAGTCCCATGAACCCGTGCACGCCTTTCTGCCGCACGGGATTTTGGACGTGCACGCACACGTTGCGCCCTGGCTTGATGAGCGGGCGCAGTGCCGTCACGAAAAAACGATGATGAATCAGAAACTCGTCATCCGAATCACGGCTGTTGCCCATGTCCGCATCGGCGTTGCTGTACGTGAACAACGACGCGAATGGCGGCGAGAACACCGCAAGGTCGAATTGGCGACCTTGCGCCGCGAAGTCGTGCATGGTCGGGATACAGTCAGCGTTGATCAGTTCGTATTCGGTCACAGTTTCACCTCGTCAAGTTTGAGCACCTTCGCGACTGCCCGCTCGCACTGCGCCCCGATGGAGTGCCGTGCTCCGGGCAGGAACGCAATCGCGTCCGCGTCACACAACGCGCGAATCCCGACGCGCATCCAGTCGGAATGCGTCGGGTGATCGTTCGGTGGCGCGAACTCCGCGGGATTGATTACCCGGTAGCCACGCTCACGCAGCGTCGCCGCCGCCGCGTTGAACGCCGGATGATTGAACTCGGGGAGTCCAGTCATCGGGCCGGATAAGTATACGGTCGTCGTCATCGTCATCCTCCGGGCACTGGCAGTCGTCCGTCACGTGGTACCGCACGCGACAGAATGGACAGCGGCGATAGTATTTCGCCGAGTGGAAGTCGTCAGGTAGGTTCATCGCGTCGCCTGCCACACGAACGCATCAACGACATCCTGAAAGTGCGTCGGCTCGCGCTCATAGATACGCTGCCACACGACGCCAGCCGCCGCGACCGCCCACGCGTAGGCGTTGGCCTTCTCGCGCGAGAAAGGCGGCGCCGCGTCGGCGGCATGAAGCGCGGCACGGCGGAGTTTGCGAACGTCGTCTAGGGTCATCGCTCCCTCCTCGCCCGCGCCGCGAAACGCGCCAGCTCCGCCGCCAACCGCTCCGCCGCGTCCGGGGACAGTCCCAACGTCACGGTCGCCGCGGTCACGACGACGGTTGACCCGTCCGTGCTGACCTCGACGGGGACGTTGACGAGGCGGTGGCCGTCGTAGTGGGGGCGGGTCATGGGCGCCACTCCGCTGCGTAGATCGCTCGCCACTCGTCGATCGGCACGAACACCAGCGCGCCGAAGTCATCAGCGGTCTCATCCCATCGGCACCAGCCGCCGGCCAGCTCAGACAGCCGCCGCAGTTCGTCCGCCTCCGCGTCACTCACGATTCCCATGCCCCACGGAAACCCCGTCACGTCGGGCCTCGGCGTGAAGGGAGGATGAACGGGGCCGCGATGCGCAACACCAGTGACACAATCCCAGAGAAACAATTCGCAGCCGTGCAGCCACGATGCGCAGTAGCACTCCTCCGACAGTTCCGACATGAACAACGCGAGCTTTTCGGCTGGCGTGGCCGCGCCGTACGATTCGATCGCGTCCAGGTTGATTTTCATCGCCGCCTCCACACGTCCACGAACTCGTTGATCTCCGGCACCCGCGGCCATTCATCGCGCCACCCGCGCCGCTTCAACATCCCCCGAAGCCGGACCGACGTGACACACGGAATCCGCGCCGTCGCCGGCAGCGAATCGAGCCATCGCCCCACGTCGCCCGCCCCTTCGCGCTCAGCGACAATGGCCGGATACCACGTGCAGCCGCCGGGCGTCCTCGGCGTCGCCGTGGAGCACGAC